TTATCAACTGTCATGTGTTTCATACTTATTTGATGTACGACGGTCGAGCAGATTGAATTTGCTTTAATTTGCTTCAAATCTTCAATGCACAATGATGTGAACCATGCATATCCTGCTGTATGTATTGCATTATGTACTCCAATTAGTTTCGGTTGATTATTGAACATTGTAATGATTGGTAAACCACAGTCTCCACTCTTGAATATTTTATTGACATCGGAAATTCCGATCAAATCAAACATCCAAAATTGTGAATCTAGTGCGTACAATGGATTTGTGCTATCTCTCTTTGGTGATGCAACATTCGAAATGAACGAAACAGATGCACTAATAATCAATGGTGTTGTTGTCGATCTAATGAAATAGGCATTACGAATTAGATGAAATTCTTGTTCGTTCATCAGCATTGATGTGATGTCCTTAAATGGGGGAAACCTTACGTCTTCAACAATTAACATTGCTAAATCGCGGCGTCGTGATAAACGGACAACTCGCGCTTTATATTCGACACCATTTGATTGAACTGTAACTTGCGCGTTTTCGTCCACAAAGATATGTGAAACTGTCACTAAACATCTTCCGAATAAGCCTATTCCGTAGACTGCTCCTTTGCTTGTGACTTTCACGGCATTATTTTGAATACGATCTTTTATTACTTCCAATAAACTCTTTTCCTGATGAATTTCTTCTGATAGGGTAATGTTATTTCCTTTCACATTCTTCAATGATTCCTCAAGTTCTTTTCCGTATGTGTTTATTAAGAAGTTCAATCTTTCAATGTTTGCTTCAGCTATTGCTTTATTGAATTCAGTACGGACATCCATTGATCGGCTTCTAAAATCGTTTTCCCAACGATCCCATTCTTTCTTCTTTCCTGCGTCGTATGCTGCTTGTTTAGCTTGTCGTGCACCCTCATAGTTACCATTCATCATTTCACGTCTATAAGTTGTTGCATGATCTTTAATACACTCATCAGCATATTCATCATCATCTGCAGCTCCGCCTGCTGAATTGGATGTAACCGGTGGATCTCCATTAAACATCTTAACAAACAAAGTTGTTATTGATGCGATGGAAACCACTCCTACTAAACCAATGATGATACTCAAAGCCTTATGATCCTTAATAAAATCTTTGATTGTTTTTGATTTATAGTCATGATACAATTTGTTCATTGTTGCATTCATTTTATGATAGTTAAACATGGGATTTGTATTTCCAATATTTGACTTCACATATTCATGAATTTGTGCAACACATTCAGATGGTAATAAATGTAATCCAGATGCCAAATGACCCCTTTCAACAAACATATTATATTGTTCATAGCTAAAAGAATGTGTTCTATTTTGCCACGAATAACTAATTTGCATTTCATTTGGATGGTGTTGAACATTTAGACCGAGATCTTGTAGAATCCCAATGTAAAGTCTCCTATCATGTAAAATGATTTCTCTTTGTACATCAACTATGTATAATTTACATGACACACCCGGCATAACGTCATTTAAAATTGTGGCAATATTTAGAGCGTTAGCTACTAAATCGTCGTCATTGTTAATATTTCCTGGCATCAAGTCCGATGCATCATTAAAGCTCTGCACTGCTTTTGAAAATAATGATGGTGTAAATTTAATACTAACACCATTATTTTTAGAGCAACATGATGCAACAATTCTAGATTTGGATGAAAATACTTTCTTTAATGATTGTATATCATCACATAAAACTGTGGCATCATATTCCATTGCTGTGCTAAATGTTTCGTTAACCTGAATAACCTCATTACGATCGATTACATTGGCCTGGAAAGTCCTATAGATGTAACTTAATACCTCTTGTTCGGTCATCTCTTGATTATTTAAAATATAATGACCTCGTTGGTTAAGTTCGATAGTAACAGCTTCACTGCCCATTAAAACTTTGTCATTATATTCAGTGATTATATTACCGAACAATCCCAAACGTCTAGCTATACCTGATGATGCACCATAAGTATTGACCATCCATTCAAAATTGTCTGATTTAAACCACCAATTCTTAATTCGTTGTTTATTATTAATATTCTTGTTAATAATATGGTTTGTCGCGATGATATATTGATTGTCTTCGTGTCCATGATTTATCCACTTTAAGAATGTTTCATATGTTTCCTTGTTGGGTGTTAAGCAATCATCAATGATGTATACTCCACGTTTCTTTGGTGTTTCTACAAAATTTTCCACATTAAATACTTTCCAACCAATGTATGATTGAGTGATTTTATGTGCAATTTTGTT